ACGCGATCAGTTGGAAGCGCAGAATCTGCGAGTGACCGACAATCTGCAGCGAACAATTGATCAGCGGGGTAAAGCTTTGGCAATTGCGGAGTCACTGCGGGCAGAATACCTTGCGGCCAAAGAATCGGCGAACATCAATAGCGATAACGCGGCGGCGTTGCGTGAGCAGTTGCAGGAGAGGACAGCCGACAACTGCCGGCTGGTGGATGAGCGAGACTCGGCACGGGCCAAAGTTGCGATAGTGATTACTGAGCGAGACGCGGCAGAACGTGAGCGAACAGAGTCGCGGGCAGAGGTCGTGCAGTTACGGGTTGAGCGTGACGCAGCCGCCCGTTTTTTGACAGCGTCTTCGCGGGCGGAGGTTGTGCAATTGCAGGCCGAGCGGGATGCAGTGAGCGAGCAGTTGGCACGGGTCAAAGAAGTGGCAGATATGTTTGAGCAGGAGAATGCCGAACTGCAGGACATGGTCCGCCAACTGCGAGCGAAGCAGGTTCACGGCGATCTGCCCGGCATCCTGATGGTGATACAGGCAGCGGCACAGCAGGCACGGGAATTGATTTAAGGTTTTACACACACACACATAAAGGGGACACACAATGCGGTTTTTTGCATCATTGGTCGATTGGCTGGTTCAGCGGGTGTTTTGGCTGTCAATTGTCGCGATGGCCAGCACAGCACAGGCGGACGTGTTATTGTGGAGCCAAGTGCCTTACAGCGTTGACGGCGGCATGATGTTGAGTGCGTTCAACCAGATTGCACCGGGCCAGATTCGCGGCCAGTCAATTGACCTGGCACAGGCGGCACGGCTGGAGGAGTTGTCTCTGAATCTCGGTCAGGGGTTTATGTCGCCTGGGGTTGGTGTCAATATCGCCCTGTGGCTCGATAGTACACCGGGACAGCGGCAGACACTGATCTATTCCGGAGCAATCCGCAGTGCGTGGTCCGGTCTGGCGGTATATCTTCCATCGGGCCGGTCATGGCTGTCGGTCGAAAACACGTCTCTGACTCAGTCGATTATCTGGACAGGTCCGGTTGGTGGTATCGGTGGTGCATTAACCACATCGAGTGGCACCACAGCAACAAGCAGCTATGGCGGCAGCGCTCGTGGCACATATGTGCCAGAGCCGTCTGTGGTTCCGGCGTTGATTGTGGTGGCTATTGTGGCAGCCGGGACGTTTTGGCGGCGGGTTTTCGTTTACACACACTGAGAGGGGGATGCTGTGGACTATCAGGATTTCATAAAATCAAAAAGTCAGTGGATGAGTTCGGGAGGATTTGATGCCGATTCATTGCCTGATTTTCTGTACGATTTTCAACAGTATTTGGTTAGGTGGTCGCTCAAAATGGGACGGTCTGCAATTTTTGCGGACTGCGGAATGGGCAAGACTGCTATGCAGCTTGCGTGGGCTATCAAGGTGATTGAACACACAAACAAGCCCGTATTGATTGTCACTCCGTTGGCGGTAGGTGCACAGACTGTCGAAGAGGCTGAGCGGTTTGGGATTCCTGCGGAACGTTCGCGTGACGGTCAGCACAGCGGAGCGAGTCAGGCAGTGGTGACAAACTATGAGCAGTTGCACAAGTTTGATCCAATGTCTTTCGCTGGCGTTGTCTGCGACGAATCCAGCGGCATCAAGGACTTCAAGAGCGAGAGAAAGGCAACTGTCGTCGAATTCATGCGTACCATTCAGTTTCGATTGCTGTGTACAGCGACGGCGGCGCCGAATGATTTTTGGGAGTTGGGCACGTCGTCGGAGGCACTCGGCCTGATGGGGTTTCGGGACATGGTCACGAAGTTTTTCAAACAGGAAACGTCAAAAGATCATCACGGATGGGGCCGTACGAAGTACCGTTTTCGCGGTCACGCGGAAGAGCCTTTTTGGTCATGGGTTTGCTCGTGGGCGAGGTCGATTCAAAAGCCGTCTGACTTGGGTTTCGATGACACGCGGTTTGTGCTGCCACCATTGACCGAACGGGCACATGTCATTGAATGCACAAAAGCCAGAGCGGGGAATCTGTTCGCCATGGCGGCAAACGACATGAGAGAGGAGCGAGAAGAGCGCAGAGTCACAATCAAAGAGCGGTGTGAAAAGGCCGTCGAACTTGCAAATGCACAAACGGATCGACCGCACTGTGGGGTGAGTTAAATCCGGAGTGTGATTTACTGGAACAGATGCTGGACGATTGTGTGCAGGTCAAAGGATCAATGAGCGACGAACAGAAGGAAGAATACCTTCTGGGGTTCGCAAAAGGTCAGATTCGCCGATTAGTTTGCAAGCCGAAGATCGGAGCGTGGGGGCTTAATTTTCAAATTTGCAATCACGAGGTTATTTTCCCGAGTCATTCGTTTGAGCAGTATTATCAGGTCGTCCGCAGGTGCTATAGATTCGGCCAAAAAAAACCGGTTACGATTGACATGGTGCTCAGCGAGGGCGAGCGAAAGATTGCCGAAAATCTGGAGCGAAAAAAGCAACAGGTTCAGCGGATGTTCCAGAGTCTCGTGGCACACATGCAAAACAGTATGCACTTAGTTTCAAGGGACTATTTTCCAGAGAAAGAGCAGGTTCCAACATGGCTGTGATTGATCAGGTTATTTGCGATAAGTACGCAATTTACAACGGCGATTCAGCAGAAGTGCTGCAATCGATTCCAGATGAGTCAGTTGGTATGGCAATCTATTCGCCACCATTTGCAACGGAAAACGGTGGCTGTCTCTACAACTACAGCAGCAGCGTTCGCGATCTGTCAAACTCCCGAACGTATGCCGAGTTTTTCGAGCACTATGGTTTTATTGTGAAGCACATTGCACGTGCAATGAAGCCAGGGCGAATCACGGCTGTCCATTGCATGGACGTGCCGAAGCAGGGTGCCAACGTTGGCGGATACACCGACTTCCCTGGCGATATTGTGCGTTTGCATGAATCGCTCGGGTTTGAGATGCTGCCGAGAATTTGCATCTGGAAAGAGCCGTTGGCAGTTCGTCTGAGGACGATGAGCAAGGCACTTGCACACCGACAAATCTGTGAGGACGCTACTCTCACAAACGTGGCGTCAGCAGACTACCTGATTCCGTTCCGCAAACGCGGTACAAACCCCGAGCCGGTAAAACATCCGAACGGACTTTTCGATTATCACGGAGAGCGTGAGATTCCGAAGGAGTTGCTGAGGTTTAAGGGATGGAAAGGAAACCAGATTGAAAATAGGTACAGTCACTGGATATGGAGACACTATGCGTCAGCATTCTGGGACGATATTCGAATTGAAAACGTTTTGCCCTATGAGGAATCAAAAGACGAAGGTGACGAGAGGCATCAGCATCCACTTCAGTTAGATGTAATTCATCGGGCTGTACAGATGTGGACAAATCCGGGCGACGTTGTTTTGACTCCATTTATGGGTGTTGGGTCAGAAGTGTATGCACCAGTTATGCAAGACCGTCGTGGGATTGGCTGCGAATTGAAGCCGTCGTACTTTCGGCAGGCCGTAAAGAATCTGGAGAAGTTGCTGGCAAATAAAGGACAGACTCAGGCGGCTGTTCGGTCATTGTTTGACGACATCGAATAACACAACACAAGGGGATTCACATGAAAACAAACAACTGGCAAGACATCTATCTCACAATGCGAGTCGGTGATACTCGCTACATTATCACGAGTTCCCGGAAGTACGCTTCCGTGCAGTTGAACTACTGGCGAAAACGACATACAGATAACGCAAGGTGGTTCCGGATTGAGCCTGCATTCTGCGGGCGCGATGGCATGGAAGGCATGATAATTACACGGCTGCGGGAGCCGTCGAGAGAACAGAGGGCGGCACAACGGGCACAAGAGACACGGGCACGAAAACAGAGAGAGGCAGTGACAGCATGAGCAGTGTTAAAGTGACAGCGTACACGGTTCCGGTCAGCGAACAAACGGACAACTGTACCAGCCCTGAGCAGTACATTGTCTGGGCGGCACGGGTGAGCAATCCCGGAAATCAGAGTAATCATGACACGGGCGAGGGACTGCTGCGATATTGTATTCGGAAAAAGCACTGGTCAGTGTTTGAGCAGGTTTCGATTTCGATGGAAATCCGCGCACCGCGTGACATCAGCCGACAGATTTTGCGGCATCAATCTTTTCGGTTTCAGGAGTTTTCGCAGCGGTACGCGGCGGTGAATCTGAGCGATTTCAGCTTTCGCGAAACACGGTTACAAGATCCGAAAAACCGGCAGGCGTCAATTGAGTGTACTGACGAGGGATTACAAGAGTCATGGGAGGTCTATCAGGAGGATATTTTGAAGGCAGCAGCAGAAGCCTATCTGTGGGCGATTCAGAACGGCATCGCAAAAGAGTGTGCGAGGGCGGTTCTTCCCGAGGGCCTGACGCAGTCGGTTCTAATCATGACTGGCTCTGTCAGGAGTTGGATTCACTACTGCGAAGTCAGGCGATCAGAGGAAACGCAGAAAGAACATCGCGAGATTGCGGATCTGTGTTGGGAGCGATTGCGGCAAGTGTGTCCGATTGTGTGTGCGGCTGTCGAGGCGGAGGATGGGCAGCGATGAGAGACAAAACGACAGAAGCAATTGGCAGAATGAAAACATGGCTTCGGGACAATGGGGACCGGTGCACTCCACAGTGGGTGGCCGACTTGAAGACGCTGATCGAGACGGCGCAAAACGAGCAGCGGCAGGAGTTGGTCCGGCGGTTTGCGGTGGCGTTGGTGGGCACAGATAACTATGGCCCTGATAAGGTCTGGGAGTGGGCTAAGAAGTTAGCAGACGCAGAACCAAAGATTGAAGACGCACCAACAGAGCAACGCCGACATATCTGCGAGCGGTGCGGCGGAACCGGAGTACAGCAAGCCGGATGCTGGACCGGGAAAGCATACGATTCAGTTGTCGGGCGATGTGAGCTTTGTGCTGAGTTGTAA